AGATATTGTTTTTTTGTTACTTATCTTTTTTATGATAGCTTCGACGTTGGTTTCTACGAGTGCTATAGATATTTTATTACCAAAGGCCAGTGGTAAAACGGAAAACAAGAAATCGGTTGCTGTGAGTATAAAAAAAGATTTAACGTATGATCTGATTAAAAAAAATCACTATTTGCATAGATTGCCAAATGTTGTTTATTCTTATGGTTTGTATAAGCAAAATATTTTACTTGGGATATGCACATTCGGCATTCCAGCCTCTTTGCATTTGTGTGAGGGTCTATGCGGAAAAGATTATAAAGATTATGTTATTGAGCTAAACAGATTGTTTTTAATTAAAAACGAAAAAAACTTGGCATCTTTTTTTGTTTCTCGGTGTTTGAAAATGCTACCAAAACCAAAAATTGTAATTTCATATGCTGATATAAGTCAGGGTCACGTTGGATATGTTTATCAGGCAACTAATTTTTTATACACTGGCCTGAGTGCAAAGAGAACAGAGTGGAGGATTATAGGATCAAACCTACATTCCAAAACCATCACTGAGCAAAGCACAATCGAAGAAAGAAAAAGCAATCCAGACAAATATGAATACATAGATAGGCCACGCAAACATAGGTATATTTATATTGTTGGAAGTAAGAAAGATCGAAAACTTTTAACTAAGTCTTTAAACTACGATCAGTTCCCTTACCCTAAAGGTGAAACAAAACAATATAACTCTGGAAGTAAAGTTATTACTCAAATGGTATTAGAATTATAAGAAAGGAAAACAAATGGCTAAATGGGCTACGAGCAAACATATAGAAGAAGCAACGCGAGGTGACATCCTCGACACTGCCAAGAAATATGTAACGAAAGATAGGGCGTCTGATCATGGCGACATGGAGGACAACTTCAAGATGATTGCAGACTTCTGGTCAACTTACTTAGGTGTAGAGGTAAAGACACATGATGTAGGTGTTATGATGAACCTCCTGAAAGTTGCACGAATCAAATCAAATCCAGAACATCCTGACAATTGGGTCGATGGGGCTGGCTACATGGCGTGTGGAGGTGAGATCGCAAGCAAAAGGAAAAGAACTACAATTCCGAAACTTGATGCCAATGGTAAATTCGAAAAGCATAAGGAGGCGTTATGACTTTCTACACAATGCTTGTCCTGACATATGTCATAGATGGTACAGAGATCCAAAAGAAAACTTTGTATAGAACTGCATATGAATGCGGCAATGCACTGCCAGAAGCATACAAACCATATGAGGATATGGATAGCATGGGTCAGTGTATAGAGACAGATAAGGTATCGTCTAGCACTCTCATGCCAAAACTAAGACCGATTGATTTAGGAAAATAGTCGTGTAAGGTGGCGGTTATATTCGTATTAATGTTAGCGCATTTGGTAGCGAATATGCCTGAAGTGAGATCTGATATTAACATGCCCGATAATAACTGATTTCATTTAACCACCTTACCGCATAACTATAAAGTTTGATGATGTCTAAGGCAATAAAAAAAGACCCACCTTTGCAGTGCGAAACCTGGCCAAGTGGGTCTAGTTTAGTAAGACAAGGATACAGGAAGAGAAAAGAAAAGATCCTTTATCGAGCAGTCAAATCCTTCTTATCACAAAACCATCAGTCCTACAACTATAATTAAAAGTGTGGCAACTAACAGAAATCCAGAGAAGATTTCCTTTGTCAGTCCAACATTAAATAGTAGCTTTGGTTTCTTATCGTGGACTTCAATGTGACCACGCAAGTTAATTGATATCCACTTGCCACTTTCGATGGGAACTTCACCTGACTGTGTGTATACCCACAAACTTTTGTGGCCTAACCTTTTGCCTGAGTTCATCTTAATCCAATCAGGGAAGTCATTGGTAAAGGTTATGTGATTGAAACCTTTAAACTTCCATCTCTTAATAATCATACTCATTCCTTTCTAAACTTCTTGAAATATTTCTTCTGCCAGATGTAGTGGCAGTTCGATTGTGGTTACCCTATAGTCACACTTAGGGCAAACCTTTCGACGTTTGGTAGTTAAAAATCCAAAGGCAGAATGCGCCCTAGAATCCTTTGCCGCTAGTTTTATACTGCGACAGTGAGGGCAATAACTAGACGACAATTTTTTTATTGGTTCCATTTTAAAATCCTAACCAACGCTTTAGTTTTGGAAACCAATTGCTTGGCTTGATGTCTTCTTCCATTTCCTCAAGCGCATTTTTAAGAGATTGCATTTCACTTGCTTGCTTCTCTTTTTCTGTTTGAACTGTGTCAGGCTCACCAAATGCAACACCAACGGATGCAATCTCATCGATAACACTTGGCTTGCCGTATGGTATGTCCTTAACAGCTATGCGGTTCATAACTGACGAGGGTGAACGCTTTAACGCTTTGGCGATCTCCTTGGTAGATACCTTGGCTTCTCGCATTAATACAAGCTCTGCGTCCTCCGCTTGTGTCCAATATTTATAACCCATTTTTATTCTCCTTTTTAATTAGGCTTTTTAAGCCTTGTTCAAAACCACGTTGAAAGTCATTGTCTGCTGGATCTTGTGCAAACAACATCAATGAACTTTCTATGCAGTAAATTTCTCCAGATGCGACTTCTTCTTTCGCGCATTTATACCCTTGTGAGTAATCAGAATTTAAAAATATTACGTTATCCATTACGCCACCTTTTTTCTATATTGAGCGATACGTTTACCATTACCCACATCAATCATTTCTTTTGTGAAAGGATAATTAGTTACTTTTAACTCACGCATTCTATAAGCTAATTTAGTAGTACCAAATAATTTTAATGCTTCGAATGCTGTGATTGAATAACCTTCATCAAGATGTTGTCTGATCAAGATAGTTTTATTAAGATATTTTGTTTCCATTACGCCGCCTCCTTTCTAAATTTTGTCGAGATTGTCCCAACGCTTCATAAAGTTTACGATCCAAGTAGATTGCTTTGGTGTAAGCTCATACTCATAAATTAATTCCATAGCGCACATTGACTTGAAGCCTTGTGCTAAACGCCACTTCTCCAATTCATCAATCAGAGTTTCCGATGTTTCTTTAGGGGCAACTGGTGGCAATCTGCCACCGCCTTTTACTAAACGATCAATATTCGCTTGCGCCCTCTGAACAATTTCCAATTCTTTTCTAATTGTTTCATCCATTCGGCGTTGTATCTTTTGACCATAAGCTGTTCGCAAGTTTGGAGTGCCGTCTTTTTTCTGCCAATGTGCTAAATAATCTCCCATTACGCCACCTCCTTAAAAGTTTCTTTGTTGATAGCAATTGCCTGTAAAGTTGTTGGAACACGACGCCCTTTAGTTGTCACTGCAACAGCTTCATATTCGTCTGTTTCAATTGCGCCTTTTTGAATAAGGCTAGAGATAACACCCCTATATACTTTTGGGTCTAAATCATATTTTGTGAATATTGTTAAATTTTGTGGCCTACCATCAATAGTAAGCTCCCATGTATCAAGGTGAGGATATTCCCCATCATCTGATTGCCACTGACCACTATCATCTAAATTTTTGTGATTGTTAGCTAAAATGTTAATGACATTCATTTCAAGGTCTGTGAAGTTAGATGACTTGTTAGACTTAACTTCATTGCCGTGAAAGATTTCAGTACAATAACCAACACTGTCTATCATTATGATGCAGTCAAAGTTTGGATAGTTTTCAATTTCATCGCGTGTGGCAAAGATGTGTTTGATATCCCAACCACCAACTGCATTAGTTTCTTCCATTTTGCCGTGATACATTACAGGCTCTGGGTTAGATGTATAAATTTCAAAAGGGCGGTATCCCTTGTCCCAAAGTGTATTGATTTCAGTTTGTGTAATATTAAGTGACATTATACTTCCCCCTCAAGTGCTTCATCAATTTTATCTAGGTCTTCCATAGTTAAAACCTCAGTTCCTTCAGACAATTGAGCAATTTTATTTAAAAGATATTGAATGTTACTATTAGCCATTTCAGCTTTCTTAGCTTCAACATTTATTTCTTTGTGAAGGTCAGATATTTTATCAGCCAAAGTTGGTGGATTATCTGCAATAGATTGCATTCTTCTGCCATAAGCAGATCGTTGATCAAATTTTCCATTTTTAGTTTTGTTTAACATTTTTGTATTCCTTTTCTCTTTCTACATACATTATGTAGCATACTGTATATAGTATAGCAATAGGAAAAGTGAATAAAAATAAAAAAAGTTTAAGACATATCCATCTTAACTGGTAAGTACCAACCCTTACGGCGATCTCGCTCACCCTCGTTGAAGTTGCGCTCCCATCTGAGGACGTTCACAATATCACAGTTTTCAGAGGCTACCATACATGCAATCATCACAGCTACTGGATCTCCGCCACCAGCCCACAGTAGATAGTCATCTTCACTAAACGACTGAAGGATAACTCTCGCAATGTTTATAGCTCGGCTCGGATTAAACTGTGGTTTCTCGTCAGGCTCAAAGATAACCTGTAACTTACCATACTTCGTGGCGTCAGATAAATCTGGAGTCCATCCAAACTTATTTTCTCTGGGTCGTGTCACAACGTAAACTGTACTCATATCTGTTCCTTTCTCACGTTGTATCATCTCTGTTGATACGCTCCTTTGCAATATTAAAATAACTTTCGTCTAACTCGATGCCGATGAAGTCTCGGTTTAAGTTTTTTGCCGCAACACCTGTTGTTCCACTGCCCATAAAGGGGTCTAGGATTGTGTCGCCTTCGTTGCTCCATGATGTGATGTGATCTTGAGCTAACTTTAATGGGAAGACCGCTGGGTGTTTCGTCTTTCCACCACCGACACCATATTTCCAGATATTCTTTCTTTTCCCAAATTCTTTCGCTGTTTTTAAATGACGTTCTGGTATAGCACCATCTCTCCTCATGCCTGCCTTTGCCGTTGTCTCAGCCACACCTCCCCGCACATTTTTTCTATCGCAAAGTGGGTTAAATGTTTTTGTCCTGCCTTTTGAAAGCACAAACATATACTCAAAGCTTGCAAGATACGCATACTTTGAGCCGCCAAACGCTTGAGCTTTTTCATATATCATCGTGTCATGCAGATTGAAGCCGCACTCCATTGCGTGCAATGCTTGCTTGAACGATGTACCTGTTTCGCTTCCCTTTATTGTAGCATCATTTACTACCCAAACAACAACACCACCATCTGTTGTAACCCTGTGCAAATCGGCTATAACATCCTTCCAAACGTGTTCACCCCATTGATCGTTATTACCATTATAGCTTCTTAGATTGTCATATGGTGGGCTTGTGACTGTTAAATCAACACTTCCATCAGGTATTGTCTTCATCATTTCAAGACAGTCGCCTTGCATTAAATTAATCATCTATCTATTCCTTTCTCACGTTTTTATTTATGGCAGTATTTATGGCAGTATTTATGGCATACTATTTTTTGGCCTTTTTATCAATAAAATAAGGGCGAAAGTGATTTATGGCATTTTTGGCATATATGGCATGTACCCCCTAATAGATCCCACCTATTTTTTACCCCCCCATACCTATACCTGTGGGGGAGAAGGGGGGGGGTATGACAGTATGACATAAATAATAATAATAATAATATATATATATAATAACTATATAAATAAGGAGTATAGAGTAGATGAATTATGGCAGATTTGGTATATGCCATAAATATGCCATAAATGACATAAATAGATTTTT